CGCGCCCGCGGTGAGGGCGGTGCCAAGGGCCGCGGCCCCGAGCGCGAGGGCCGCGACGGCGGCCACCATGCCGAGCATCGCGACCGCGGCTCCCGGGCCCGCCGAGGCCACCTGGATGGAGGCGGTCGCCAAGAGCAGGATGCCCGCCGCCGCCAGGGCGACGCCAGCGCCCACCAGGAGCACTGCCGCGCCGAGCGCGAGGACCTGCCTCGCGGACAGGCTGGCGGCCGTGCCCGCGGCCGTCTCGCCTCCAGCCATGGCGGTCAGCCCGCCGGCGGCGAAGGTCGACAGCGTCGAGACCGCGGTCAATGTGCCGGATAGCGACTTGACCGCGCCGGCGACGGCAGAGGCGGCCTTCATGGCCACGAACCCGACCGCGAGGGCGCGGACGGCGGGGGCCGCCTTGGCGGCGTTGCCCTTCAGCCACGCCGCGCCGTCGGCGACCTTCTGGACGATGGGGTGCGCGGCGTCGAGCGCGGACTTCAGCGCGTCCGCCGCCCCCGCCGCGTCGCCCGCCCCCGGCTCGATGCCGAGAACCGCGGCGGCGAGGTTCCCCACGGCCCCCATCGCGTCGAGCGCCGCCCCGCCGAGGAGCGACAGGTCGTCCGAAAGCACCTGGGTCGCGCCGTTGTCCTGGCATTTGGAGAGGAAATCGGCGACGGAATCCCCGATGCCGTCGATTACGTCTCCAGCCGAGGCGATGCCGTCGGTGAGGGGCTTCTTGAACGCGTCGAGCACCTTCGTCCCAGCCGAGACGGCGGACGCCTCCAGGTTGCCCATCGCGCCCTCGATCGTCGCCGTCGAGGTCGCCGCCTCCTTGGCGACGTCGGTCATGCCGAGCTGCATGATCGCCTGGTTGAACTCCTCGGCGGATATCTCGCCCTTCTCCATGGCGTCGCGGAAGTTGCCCGTGTAGGCTCCGTTTGCCCTCATGGCCTCCTGGAGCTTGCCCGACGCGCCGGGGATGGCGTCGGCGAGCTGGTTCCAGTTCTCGGTCGTGAGCTTCCCCGCGCCCGCGGTCTGCGTCATGACCATGGCGACCGACTTGAAGGTGTCTGCGTTGCCGCCCGCGACGGCGTTGAGGTTGCCAGCCGCCTCGGCGAGCTGGGCGTAGTCGTCCACGCCGTTGGCGGCGAGCTGCGCGGTCGTGTTGCGGATGTCGCCGAGGTCGTAGATGGTATCGTCGGCGTACTTCTGGGTGGACGCCGTCAGGGCATCGATGGTCGATGAGTCAACGTCGCCGAAGCTCAGCGTGCTCGCGAACTTCTGCGCGGAGTCGGACGCGTCGGCGATCTCGCCCGATAGCCCCGAGAGCGCGGCGGCGAGCTTCTGCGCTGCGGCTGACGCGATGCCGCCCGCCACGCCCGCGATCGCCGCGCCCTTGGCGCTGAGCGCGGACCCTATCGACGCGCCCATCTGGGACCCGGCAGACGTCCCGGCGCTCTTGAACTTCGAGAGCAGGCCGCCGGATGCGGGGTTCGCCCCGTCGGCGAACGACTTCGAGAACGCGGCGCCGCCGGACGCTCCCGCGCTGCCGAGGCCCTTGTTGACCTTCGCCGCGAAGCCGCTCATGCTCGGCATGATGGTCACGGACGCCGAGCCGACGTTTACTGATGGCATTTACGCACCCCCTTCGTGCATTCCGAGGATCGTGTCTATCTCTTCGCGCGCGGCGAGCGCGCTGTCGCGGCGGCGCTCCGCGTCGGCCCGCTCGGCGGGAGTGCGCAGCGGCTTGGGCCTGTTGCGGTTGTGCTGGCCGTCCTTGGTCCGCTGCCACTTGATGACGTCGAGCGCGTGCACCGCCATCGCGAGCATGTTCTCGGCCTCGCTCCACCTGAGCTCCGGGGACTGGCGGCGAGCCGTGCGCGACTCCCGCGGAAGCGCGTACCAGAGCATCGACCAGCGGGAGCAGTCCTCGTCGGTCGGCTCGATGGGCAGGTCGATCCCGTAGAACTGCCTGAAGTCCGCCACCACGTCGGCTCGGTTGTCGAGCCAGTCGCGCGCGAAGGACGTCAGTTTTTTGGGGCGACGGCCTCGGCGACCGCCGACGTGAAAGCCTGCCAGTCGTCGCTCGTGCACCCGAGCTCGTCGGGCATCTCGCCGTCCTCCCCGGGGATGCGCCCGATGTACTCGACGACCCTCCCGCAGCAGATGAGGTTCATCGCCTCGTTCGCCGCGCGGGGGTCCTTGTCGCCGAGGTTGAGCGCCGTCTGAACCTTGAGCGACGCGAAGGCGGTCTTGTCGATGTCGAACTCCTGGCCGCGGAACCCGACCTGCACCACCTCGTGCTTCTTCTTCTCCATGTATCCTCCAAAAAAGAAAAGGCGGGGCGCGCGGCCCCGCCGAATGGTTTCCGTATGCCGTGCTCTACGCGGTCGCCGTGGTCTCGGTAGACTCGAAGTAGTCGTAGCAGGTGTTGCCCTGCTCGTCGGTGAGGTACTTCATCGTGAGCGCGCGCTGGCACAGCTCGGAGCTCGCGATGGTGAGGTCGTCGAGCTCGGCGGACTTGCCCGCGGGCACGACCTTGCGCCAGCGGCGCCCGTTCTTCAGCACGAGCTCCAGCACGTAGGAGAAGATGTCGTGGGAGTCGGCGTTGTGCTTGACCGTGATGACGCCGTTCGCGTCGGTCACGTTCTTCTCGCCGTATTGGCGCTTGAGCGTCTCGGCCTTGATCTCGGCGAGGGTGAGCTGGGCGGACTCGACTCGGTTGGAGTTGGTCGAGTCCATGATGTCGCCGTTCATGTCGGGGATGTCGTCGGAGTCCTCGTCGACGGTCTCGACGTAGCCGTCCTCGGAGATGAAGCCGAGGCACTTGAACGCGGGGTCGAGCTTGGTCTTGATGTCTGTCGGCAGCGGCGTGCCCACGGGCGCGGAGAAGATGTAGCCGCCCTTCACGCCCTTGGCGGAGCTCACGTTCGCCTGGTTGTTGGTGTTGGTATCTGCCATGTGGCAGGCTCCTTCCTGTTACTCGCAGACCCAGACCTGGATCTGCACGATGTAGCGAGAGCGCCCCGTGTCGGGGTCGTTCTGCCTGTAGCAATTGGTCACTTCGGGGTTGAAGATGTTCGGCTCCTCGTCGAGGTCGTAGACGGCGGCCTTCACCTTCTCTGAGAGGGCCTGCGCGGCCTTGCGCTGCTTCTTCCCAGCCCAGCAGTCAACGGCGAGCTGGACAGGCTCGAACATGGAGCCTCCCCCGCCCAGCCGCTCGACGCTTATGAAGCTTTCCGGCGTGTCCGCGACGACCTCCACGCGGCCGGGCACGCCCACCGCTTTGGAAAGCCTTCTGGCCACAACCGCTTCGATGTCCATGTGCCCTCTCCTATCTGTTCGCCGCGCCGAGCGCCTTGGACAGCGTCTTGCGCTTTGCTTCCGAGTACCTTGCCTGGTCCGTCTTCGTGCGCACGACGCGCCCGCGTGCGAGCTTTCCATCGATCTCCTTGACCTCGTGGCCCTCGTATCGGTACCCGCCGTCCGACAGCGCGGAGTCGGCGGCGGCCTTCACGGCGTCAGCCTTCCCCTCTATCACCGCCTGGACCTGCGCCGAGTTCATGAGCGCGGCGTAGCCCGCGCGGTTCGGCTTGAACCTACCCATCGGCCCTCGCCACCTCTACGGCCATGTTCCAGGGGCCTGGCGTCGCCGCCTCGGCCGTGCGCATCGGGTCGCCGACAACGGAGAAAGTCTCGCCCCGCACCTCCACCGAGCAGCCGCGCAGGTCGCCCTTGTACGTCTTCGGGAAGTGCAGCGTGTAGGCGATTCGGACGCCGTTCGGGCGCTCTGCCCCCAAATCGGAGGTCGAGCCTGGGCAGACGACGCACCGCACGGGCTCGCGCGACGAGGAGGAGCCGACCGGCTCGCCGAGGTCGTCGCGCTCCACCGTGGGGCGGATGACGGTGACGGCTTCGTCGGGGATGAGGCTAAACACGGTCCGCCCCCGTCATCGCATCGATGCTGCCGATCCTGCACCCGGCAAGCCCGAGCCGCTTCAGGTCGGACTTCCCGAGCCAGAGGTCGCCCGTGGGGTTCGCAAAGTTCACGGAAGCGTTGTAGATCCCCGCGGTCTGGCTGAGCTGGCTCGCGCCGGCCATGCCGAACGGCACGTTCACCGCGCGGGAGACGACGGAGCACGCGACGGAGCACGCGGCGCGGTCGAACGCGGGGTGGTCGCCCGCCTTGTACCCGCCCCACGCCGACTCGTACGCGGCGAGCAGGGCGTCGCTCGCGTCCGCCAGGAGAGCGGAGACCCTGCCCCTGTCGCCGTCGGCAACCGCGCCGTACCTCAGCTCGTAGTCGGCGAGCGTCGCGAACCCCTCGCTCACAGCTGCTCCAAAAGCTCGGCGAGCTGCGCCTTGGTGGCCTTCTTCGGCGCGAAGCCGCCCCTGGCCTCGATCTCTGCCCGCAGCTGCGCGGCGGTCATCTCCTTAGGCGGCTCGTGCTCGGCCCGCGCGGGCTCCTCGGGCTGGGCGGCCTTCTCGGGGGCCGGCTCCGCAGGCTCCTCGGGCTGTGCGGCCTTCTCGGGGGCCGGCTCCGCAGGCTCCCCTGCCTGCTCGGGCGCGTCGACGTAGCCCGCGGCGGACAGCTCGGCGAATCGCTCTGCGGTCAGCTCGACCTCGTCGCCCGTGCGGTGGACCTCCAGGGTCTCGCGGTCGCGGTACGGGTACGTTACGGTTGCTCTCATATCTGCTCCTTCTTTACGCCATCGCGGCGACGGTGCCCTTCACGATGAAGTCGACGTATTCGGCGAAGAACACGAAGCCCGTGTAGGCGACGGTGTCGTAGGTGATGGAATTGAGTGTCGCGGAGTGGGAGACGGAGATGAGGCCGCTCTCGTCCGTGTAGAAGTCGAAGAGGTCGTCGCCGTCGGTGGGCGCGGTGTAGACCTTGATGTTGTTCTTCACCGTGGCGTAGACGGTGCCTGCGGTGACGGTGCCCGTGGAGACGAGCGTTCCGAGCCCCGCCCAGTTCTCGATGTAGGAGATACCGAAGGCGGAGAACACCTCGGACTCGCCGATCTGCTTGGCGAAGTCCAGCGGGTTGACGAAGAAGACGGCCTCGACGTCGCCGAAGCCGTAGTCCTCGACGGCGTTGGAGAGCGTCGCCCACGCGGTCGCGGCGGTCGCGGTGAGGCTCTTGCCGGTGACGGCGGTCACGCCCTCGCCGCCGAGCACGCCCACGAGGCTCTTCTTGATGTCGCGCTGGATGTCGGAGAGCATCGCCGCGTCGGTCTTGTCCACGGCCGCGTCGTAGCCGCGCTTCTTGATCTCCTGCAGGGTGGTCTGCTTGCGGTACGGCTTGATTTCCACCTCGTAGGTCGTCACGTCCGCCCAGGTGTAGGTGGACACGGGGATGGCCTGCCCCTCGGTGTACTCCTCGGTGGCGAGCTTGCCGGTGATCTTCTTGTGGTGCAGGGTCTCGCCTGCTGCCGCCTTGATCGGCTCGCACGCGGAGAGCATCATCGAGAGCTTGGTGATGGACTTCGTGAAGGTGTCCACGAGGTCGACGTTGCGCGCTGCCGCGAGTGTCTTGATGTCGGGCATGTTTGCCCCTTTCTCCCCTTACTTGAAGAGGTCGATGTTGGCGGCGATGGCCGCCATGCGTTCCTTCTTGTCCTCGATTCCGAGGATCTCCTTCTTGGATGGCCTGCCTGGATTCTGCTTGATGCCCGCCTCGGGCACGAGCGGCGCGCCGCCCTGCGGCTTCGCGATGGCCGCGATCGCCTCGGCCTGCTCGGTGAGCGCGTCCTCGTCAGCCCCGCTCAGGGTCGCCACGATCGCGCGGTCGAGCCCGGTCGCCTTCGCGACGGAATCCACCAGCGCGGCTCGCGCGGACGCCGCCTTGAGGTCGCCGTTCTCCTTCTCGAGCGCGGCGATGCGCTCCTCGATGGTCGGGTCGGGCTTTCTCTGGGACTGCTTCAGGGCGTTGAGCTGCTCAAGGTTGTCCTTCGAGCGCTTCTCCCATTTGCGGGACTCCTTGACGGCGTCCTCGTAGAGGGCCTTGTAGTCCTTCGGCTGCGCTTCGCCCGCCCCCTGCTGCGGGTCGGTCTGCCCCTGCTGCGGCTGCTGCCCGTTCTGGGCCTGGGTAGCGTTGTTCTCCATGCCTGCCTCCTTCTCGCGCCGTGCGGCGCTCCGTTTCGCCCCGTGCGGGGCACGTCCTGTATGAAAAAAGCCACCCGTGCGGATGGCTTAGATCAACTATGGTCGGGGCGGCGGGACTCGAACCCGCACGGGCTTGCGCCCGCCAGCCTCTGAAACTGGCGCGTCTGCCTGTTCCGCCACGCCCCGATGTGGTACACTTCATATCGGAAAGGGCCTTGTACCGCCGTAGCGGTATGAGACCCTTTTCATTTCTACGGGTAAAATATGGTCTCTATTTCACCTTCATGGTCAACCATCAACGCACTCGCCATAGAATGTCGGCGAAGACTGCTTGCTATCATCCGCCTTGCCTCTTCATCTGAGAGGTTGTCGTTCTCGCTTATGTCGACGACGACTTGTTTGAAGCCGCGCTTTTTCTTCGCATTACCGATGTGCTTGCTGATAGTGTTCTCGCTCTTGGCCGAGGATACGTTTTTTATCTCAAGGCCAGTATCCAGATCGGGTAGTCCGACGAGCTGTTCGATACCTTTTGCGTTATCGAACTCGCTCACTTCATCATCGACGAACACGGTGCGAAGCCCATGCACGCGTAAACGATCGGCCACTCTCACCTCCGCTGGGTGGTCTTTGTCCTTGAGCTTCTTGGCCTGGGTTGCTTCATCCTCGTACCCTACCTCGGGGACCTTTCCGGTAAGGAGCCAGTCTCGATCATGGAGGGCCATGAAGTCGCTCAACTTGCGAGACGCCTTGCTGTCGGCGAAGCTGAGCCCCGTTTGCCTTTCCATGAGCACAATTCGCTCGTACAGCTCCCTCGGCTTGACCCCCTGCACCAGCTCGGCGTCGGGGTCGCCCTCGAAGCTGGGGACCACCTTGCAGTCGCAACCGCGGTGGAAGCGCCCCCACTCGCCTGCCGTCTTGCGCGAGTGGTAGACCGCGCCGCGGCTCGCTAGCATGAGGCAGAACGGGCAGGTCTCGATGCCCGTCGGCACGCGGGCGAACATCGCGCCCTTGTCCCTGTCGCGCCCCACGTTGGCGATGATCGTCTCGTTGAGGCTGCGGAAGGCGTCGTTCCTGGCGAACTCGCCGCACGCCATCGCGAACGCCGCGTCGCCCTCCTTCGCGAGCTTCTTCGCCTGGTAGCGCGCCACGTCGTCCACCGACCCCGGCTCGTAGACCGTCATGGTGACGGCCTGCTTGAGCCTCGCGCCGCCCTGTTCCGCGCGGTAGTCGTACCACTGCGACGCGAACACCGCCGCCTTGTCGTCGTACGCCTGCACGAAGCCCTCCATGATGAGCTTCGCCGCCTCGCGCTTCTCGGCGACGGACGCCCCCTTGTGGGAGCGGCACCATCCGAGGACGCGCTGCTCCACTGCGGAGGCCGCGCCGTCTCCGATTTCGGCGGCCCCGCGGTTGTACTCCCTGAACTCCTCCGCGCTAATCATCGGACGGCTCCTCGCCGCCTCCCGACGCCTCGCGCACGCCCGCCATCAGGTCGAGCGCCGCCGCCTTCGTGACGTTGCGCCTGATCTCGGACGAGACGTTGCGCACCTCGTCGTCGTCCAGTCCGTTCAGCCGCCAGAAGGTCGGCGTGCCCGCGAACCCGTCCACCACGGACGCCAACTTGATCGAGCTGTCGGTCTGCTGCGCGAGCGTGGGCATCGCGGGGTTCAGGAAGTTCACCGACACGTCGCAGGCTTCCTCGGCCTCGGCGTAGCTCTCTCCGAGCTCAGTCGCGACGGCGGCGATCGCCACGCGGGAGAGCGCCGCCTTCGCCTCCTTGATGAAGCTCTTGCACTTGAGGATGAGCGGGGAGTTCTCCAGGTAGATCGCGTCCGCGCTGCTCGGGTTGTCGCTCATGATGCCGAACTGCCCCACGTGGATGCCGGTCGCCGCGCTCATGCGCTTGCACAAGTTGGCGAAATGCTCCGTCATGGGCTGCATGCTGGGCTGCGTGAGCTGCCCAAACTGCGGAATCTGCCCCTCGCTGTTCATCGAGACCTCGAAGATAGAGCCGATGAACGCGCTCCACTTCGTCTTGTCCGCGAACGCGTCGCCGTCGGTGCCGAGCAGGTACTTCTGCGTCGACGCGGCGAAGGCGGCGGCGACCTCCTCGTTGACGCCCGCGCGCATCGCGCAGTCGATGAGCCAGCGGACCTCCGAGTTGATGCGCGACACGCCGAACGGGCGGTCGTCGTCGGGGTTGTAGGGCATCACGAACATCGGCACGATGCCCAGGCCGTGCTCCACGTACTCGGCGGACCACCTGCCCCCATCGTCGGCCTTCAGGCGGACGAGGCAGTCGGGCAGCATGACGTCGACCCAGTTCGGCCGGTTCGTCCTGCGCCCGCGCTCCTTCGCGAACGAGACCACCCACATGCCGGCGGACAGGCACTCGCCCACGTCGTCCCATATGCCCGTGCAGAGCGTCGGCGGGTACGCCGCGATCCGCGCGTGGCCGTCGTCGTCCGCCGTCACGACCCACATGCTGAAGCAGTACTTAAGAGCGGAGTTGACCGCCTTTCCCACGCGCGTGGACATGAAGTTGCGCCTCGCGACCTGCTTGAGCAGCGTCTCCATGTCGGGGTCCTCGGGAGCGCTGAACCCGTCGAACGACACGTGGTCGCGCATCACCTCGACGCACTTGTACCCCCAGCCGCAGGCGACCTCCAGGCTCTGTAGCGAGTCGGGGATTGCGATGCCGAGGTCCTTCAGCATGTTCCGCGCCTCGTAGTACTGCGACCGCAGCATGTTCCCCCGGTAGTGGGACTGCCAGTTGTTGAGCAGCCCGAGCACCGTCCCACGGTGCTCGGGGCGGAGGCCGTCGGCAGATGCGACGGCGTAGGGTATCGAGATTGCCATCAGGTCACTTTAGCCTTCCGCTTTGGGTTCCTCTTCGATATGGTCAGGCCGAGCAGCGCGAGCCCCGCCGCCTCTATCGGGGCGGAGTTCTCGCCGCCGAAGCCCCAGCCGCCGCCGCGGCCGATCTCGCGGCGCGTCGCCGTCGCCGCCGACAGGTCGAGGGCGGGGCACTCGATGTGGGTGATCCCGCCCGTCCCCGCCGACTCGCAGATGAGCTCCGCCGCCGTGATGGCCTGGTCGGCCGTCGGCCTGAGCACGTAGCCCCTCGGCACGCCGAGCTCCTGGAGCCTGTCGCAGAGGGCGCCCGCGCCGCTCCTGCCGTCGACGACGGCGCAGCTCGCCCTGCTCGCCCGCACGGCGAGCCAGCTGACGAGCCACCTGGTGCCGCGCGCGGTCGGCTCGCAGAACGGCAGCTCGATGTGGGCGGCCCCGCCGTTCGTAGCGGCGACGGCGATGGCGACGGTGCTCCCGTCGGGGCTGAACTTGACGCCGTAGGCGACCCGCTCGAACCCGTGCGGGACCGACGGGGCGTCGACAAGCGTCCCGCGCCAGAGCTCCTCCCCGATGAGCGGGGGCTCTACCTGCTCCTGAGGGGGCAGCCAGTAGCCCAGGTACTCCTGTGCGATGCCCAGCGTGTCGCCCTTCATGCCGCGCACGCCTGTGCGGACGTCCTCAATCTCCACGAGCCCCTCGGCGAGCGACGGGTTGACCTCGTACCACCTCGACTCGTCCATCGGGTCGCCGACCTCGTCGGCCCCGTACTCGAGCCAGCAGAGGTCGTCGTCGGGCGCGTCGGACCACGCCTCGCGCCGCAGCTCGGAGAAGCGGTCGGCCGCGCACCCCGCGCGGGTCGGCGTGCCGGTGTAGACGAGCTGGGAGTTCTTGTGCGGGGAGTGCGTCGTGGTGGGGTTCAGCGTCTGGGCCTGCGTCCTGGTAAGGAGCTGCGCCTCGTCGTAGAAGATCACGTCGAAGCTGTAGCCGAGCGACGCCGAGTCGGTTCGCGTCGAGAAGCACAGCACGCCGCCGTTGGTGAGCTCGAAGCTCTCCTGCGCCGTCTTCGACTTCGCGTCCTTGACGCGGCGGTTGATGGCGCGCGGGGCGTCGGGGTCGCCTGCGCGCTTTCCGAGTATCTTGCGGAAGCGCGCGAGCATCTCGCAGGTGGTCGAGTAGTTGTGGTCGGTCCACAGCACCGAGTAGCCCATCTCCAGCACGAGGAAGGTCGCCCAGATGATCGCGTCGTGCGACTTGCCCGCCTGGCGCGGCACCGACAGCCCGCACCTGCGGTGCACCCACTTGCCGCGCGAGTCGAGCCGAGACCAGTCCGCGAGCGGGGTCCTCTGCCAGTCGCCGACGCCGTAGCCGATGAGCTTCGCGAAGTCGACGACCTCGTCGAGGAGGTCGACGCGCCCGATCGGCGACGAGACGTGCCTACGGGGGAGGCATCTTCGCGGCGATCCTGGCGGCAATGGAGTCGAGCGCTCCGGCGACGGGGTCACCTCCATCTCCGCCCTCCAATCTGTCTATCTCCTCGATGGTCGCGCGGTACTCGCGCGCGAGCCCCGCTACCGCCTGCGGCGGCGCGTCGTTGAGCGCGGCGCGCAGAATCCCGCGCAGCTCCACGAGCCTCTCGGCGGTCGTCTCGGGCTCGTCGGGCGGGGACGCGCCTGGGCAAGCTCCCTGGGTATCCGCCGCGCCCGAGCCGTCGGCGGCCCAGACGCGCTGCACGGTCGACTTGGAGCAGCCGACTCGGCGGGCGGTCTCGGTGACCCCGAGCTGGGGGAACATCGAGACGATCGACTTCCGCTCGGAGTCGTTGAGCTTTCTGACTCTCCCCATCGGGGCACTCCTCCTTCCTCGTGGAGCTGGGTAAGCTGGGTCCTTGTGAGAAAAAACGGCGCAATGCCCGCGGGCGAGCCGTTCGGGGGGCGGGGAGGGGCACCCCCCACCCCTCACCAGCGGCGCGAGGTCAGGCAGCCGAGGTCGACGGGCCTCGGACCGTGCGCGTCGGCGGCGGCTGCCCTGATCGCCCCCTCCGTCGCGGTGGGGACGGGCAGCGGCCCGCCCGAGCCGTCCGCCGCCGGCGCGCGGCCGGCGCGCTGCGGGTCGGCGGG